AGGACGAGGCCGCCCGCGACGTACGTCTTCCCCGCGCCGTGGCAGGAGCGGACGTGGACGCGGATGTGCCGCTCGCCGGCCTTCAGCCTCCGCTTGACCTCTTCGCAGAGGTCGGCCTGCCACTTCCGCAGCGGGGCGCGGAGGATGGCGCGGAAGAACAGCGCGGGATCGTCCACGCAGGCGGCGAACACCTCGCGGAGCTGCTCGGCGGTGGTCACTTGCGGACCTCCGCGAAAGCCGCCCCGACGAGGCCGGTCACGTCGATCTGCCCGGAGACGCGGTTCTCGACGCGCTCCCGGTACTTCTCGGGGCGCGCGCCCTTGAGGAGAAAGATCAGGAGCGTGTCGGAATACTTCCGGTTCTCCCTGACCTCGCCGTCCTTGCCGACGACGTACTCGATGATCCCGTCGCGCGCCCGCTCGACCGCGGCTTCCTCGAGTGAGTCGGCAGCGTCCTCGAGCGCCTGCGCCCATGCCGCGGCGAAGTCGGGGCTGGCCTGTCGGCGGGCGTAGACGAGACCAGAGTCGACATCCGCAGCCCGGCACGCGTAGCGAACGACCCCGGTCTCGGCGAGGGCAGCGAGGAAGCCCTTCTCCCAGACCGGGGCCGCTTTTTCAGGTGCGGAGTTCTGCGGAAGTCCCGTCTCCACGCCTATCTAAATAGGCGCATGGAGGCGGGATTTACAGGGGGTCTATCCCGCGGGCGGGATTTCCGCGCGCATCAGCAAGTCGGATACAGGAACACCCTCGCCTCGGCCCCGATCTCGTTCGCGTCCTTTGTGTATTTGTCGAGCCACATCAGATTCTTGCGGGCCTCGTGCGACATCGCCCCGCACTGGTCGACGAAGACCAGCAAGCGCTCCGCAACCGTGCGCGCCGCCTCGAGGTCCCGCCGGAGACAGCCGGGGCAATCCTTCTTCCTGAGCGTCACCGGCTTCCCGTCGCGCCCCTTTGTCTCGTGGACAGTGCAGCCGCCGCCATGCTTTTTCTTCATGCCATCTCTCCTCTTTCGGATGTTACCGCCTCGTCCTGCCTGAGCTTCCTGACCCAGAGGCACTCCGGGTTCAGCTTGTCCACCGTCTCGCTCGTCTGGTAGCTCCAGCCGCACGGGCACCTGTAGCTCCGGAGGACCGTCACGGAGTAGCGGAGCGGGCCTCCTGGCTCGGCGACCTTGATGACCGCCGCGCCGTCCACCCGTGGCACGTCGCGCTCCCCGCACACCGGGCACAGCGGGAGGCTCACGAAATGTTCTCCCACAAAGCGCCCGCCAACCGTCGGAGCGCCAACGCGTGCCTTCGCCGCAGCCTCTCGCGGGCTACAGCGGCTTCGGCGGAGTATCCGAGGGGGTCGGTAGCGCCCCCTACGCCCGGAGCCTCCTGACGCCCGCCAAGGCGCAAAGAAGGGCCATCAGCGAGAGCCCCTCCCACCCGAGCATCGGGACCGTCGCCGCCGGGGCCGTCCACGGGCCGTCGACGCAGATCACCTGCCCCGATCCGGGCGGGCATTCGTAGCAGCCCCCCGGCGGGGGCGGCGGCTGACAGGGCAACGGGGTCGGAGTCGGGATCGGATCCATGTTCTCTCTCCTCGTGCGCGAACCGGCACCCTGCCGGCGCGCTGGGGTCGAATGTGAAGTCGGGGGCGGGACAGATGGCGTCCCTCACGCCGCCTCCCCCGCGAGCCATGCCTCGTACCGCGCCATCTCCTCATCGGAGCATTCGTCACGCCGCTTGATGCGCCAGTAGAGGTCGCGGACCCACTGGGGGCTGTCGTCGTCGACCTCGCGAATCGGTGTCGATGGCGATGGACCATGCGAGCCGATGAGGGCGCGCTGTCGCTCGGGCGATGGCTGTGCCTGGATCTTCTTCGGCCCCCACTCTGCGGGGTCGTCCTCCCACCTGCGCTGGTGCAGCCATGTTGCGGGATGGGGGCAGTATCGGAGCTCGTCGGCGGTTGCGCCGTGCCATGCCTTGCCGAATCCCTCTGCCGCCGAGAGGGCTGCTTCCTGTTCCTCGTCGGTCAGCGCATCCCATGCCTTGACCGCCGCCCCCTTGCCCGCCCTCCTCGGGTAGAGAGTCCAGAAGCGATCGAGAAGCACACGCTTCAGTGTTCCTTTCCCTTCCCTTCCTGTACTCCGTACTCCTTTCCTGGACAATGACCGCTTCTCGACTGCTTCTCCGTTGCTTCTCGGTTGCTTCTCGACTGCTTCCGGGTGGTCTGTCGCCGGAAACTCTGACTGCTTCTGCGCCTCCAACCCACTGATACGCTGGTGCTTAGTGAAAGAGCGCACCTCAATGTAGTCGCGCGAGCCGACCGTGTAGCGCGTTATGAACTCGTGTTCGTGGAGTTCGTCGAGCATCCGGTCCACGTCGCAGTCGTCGTAGGGGAGCACCTCGGCGCGGATCCTGGCGGGGCGGTCTTCCATGCGTCCCTCGCAGTCGGCGGCACACCAAAGGCCGATGAAGAGGAGGCGGGTCAGGGCCGGGAGCGCAGCCAGCTCGTCGTCCTTGAAGAAGTCCGGCTTGATGGACCGAATCCTCACGCCGCCTCCTCGAGCCTGTACAGGTACACGCGCCTGCCGTTCGCTGTCCTCTGGTACGAACAGGAGACGGGTATCCCATTCGCCCGGATCTCGGCAACATCGGAATGCGCCGCGCACGATCCGGTGAAGAGGACGAGTTCGAGGGTCGTGCAGCCGTCGGGATGGGCGCGGAGCACCTCAAGGGTCTTCTGGAGGCGGGGCGACCTAGAGAGCTTCGCGGCGTTCATCACGCCACCTCGCCCGCGTCGGCAGATTCCGCGCCGTTTTCGGGCGAATCTCCTTGCGCGAACCGGCCGTTGCCGGGCTTCCGGCGGATTCGGAGGAGCGCGAACACTGCGTCGGCCGCGTCCGGCGGGAAGATGACAGTCGCCTCCTCGTCGCCCCACTGGTGAACGTAGACGCCGGGAAGCGCAGCGAGGCGGGATCGGAGCAGCTTGCGGTCGGTGTACGCCTGAAGGCGGACTCCCCCGGCGGTGCCGTGGAGGGAAACCGTACCGTAGCGTCCATGGAGTTCGACGTGATAGGGGTCGAACCGTTCGCCCTTGAAGTGGTCGGACGTCCAGCGCCAACGGTGGGCCGGGAACATCTTGCGGAGGTCAGCGGCTTCCGCGCGCATACTTCGCCTCCTTCGACGCCTTTGAGAAGTAGGCCGCGCCGTGCTTCTCGGCCTTAGCCTTGTTGACCTTGCCGGAACGCTTGCCGCGGCAGACGCGGTGCAGTCGCCCGGAGCCTTCGCCGTAGCGGATGGGTTGTCCGCAGTCTTCGCAGATCAGCATTCCCCCTCCTCGAACGTAACGGTCTGAATGGCCTGCTCGACGGACTCGACGACGAAGACGGGAGCGCCCTCCCAGGCACCGATCCACGCCTCCTCGTCGGGGGTCAGCGCGCGGGCGGACTTGACCTTGGAGCCGTCCTTGACCTCGAAGAGCAGCGTTCGGCCACGGAATCCGACGAGCAGGTCGGGGCATCCGTGCCCGATGTCGGCGAGGCTCTGGACGCTCGCGCCGACTTGGCGCAGCGCGGCAACGATGGCCTTCTGGTTGGCGTCGACTCGGCCGCGGCGTCTCATTCGCCCCCCTCGAACAGCCCGAGCTGCGCCTTCATCCACTCGGCCTCCTGTCGCTTGATCTCGCGGTACTGGACGAGAGCTTCGGCTGCGCCGCGGCGGCTGTCCCACTCGCGGACGCCGTCGACGGTGGCCCACGGCGGGGCGGCGATGGCGTCGAGCTCCACTTCGTTGTCGGTCGGACCGGGGCCGGTGAGGCGGATGACCCAGCTCACGCCGCGCCCTCGAAAAGCCCGCACTGGACTCCGTGCGCCGCGCGGAGGTTCCGCACCGCCTGCTCGAAGTAGCTCCGCTTCAGCTCGACTCCGATGAACCTGCGCCGCTCCTGAATCGAGACGAAGCCCTCAGAGCCGATGCCGGCGAACGGCGACAGTACGACGTCTCCGGGATTCGACCAGAGCACCATCCCGCGCCGGATGACCTGGAGCTGGAGCGGGCAAATGTGACGCTCGTCCTCGTTCTCTCGCGCGCTCTGATACTGGAGCGTGTCGCTCGGATTGATGTCCATCCAGACCGGAGAGGCCCACCGCTGCCACTGCTCGACGGGAAACTCCTCGGCCGAGTGCGAGACGAACTCCTCGTTGGCGTCCGGCTTCCGCATCGTCACGAGGTAGTCAGGAAGGCCCATCCGCGACATGGACGAGTCCTTCTTGATCTGCTTCCAGAGCAGCCCCAGCGCCTTCGTCCTCTGCATCGCCGTGACCGGGTCTTTCCAGATCGTCACCTGCGAATGCAGCACCCATCTGTGCGCCTCGAAGGCCCGGATCAGCGCGCCGCGGAAGTCCCGGATCCCGATGACGCCGTGCCGTTCCTTCGACATCGGCAGGTCCATGCAGTGAAACGAGACGAGCCGCCCAGGCGCGATCACCCGATACAGCTCTGCGATGAGGTGATCGAGGTGCGCGAAGAACTCGGCGTCGTCCCGGCTGTTCCCCATGTCGCGCTCACTCGCGCTGTACGTGTAGAGCGAGGCGAACGGGGGCGAGAAGATCGAATAGCCGATGCTTCCCGTCGGGATGCCGCGCAGCACCTCGACGCAGTCGCCCTGGTACATAGCCCACATGTCCTCGACGTGCTGGTCGAGCACCTTCACTTCGGATGGGCGGGCATCCATCTTGCTCAAGCGGCCTGAAGCCATTCCGGGATCCTCATCGTCTGGCGCGGCTGGTACGCCACGCGGCTGCTCTTGTGCCCGCGCACCTCGTCCATGACGTAGGCGCGGACGTGCTCGGCCATCGCTTCGTGCATCTGCGCGGCGAGGGCTTCCTTCCGCCGGAGGTTGGCGACTACCTCGCCCTCGGCCTCGGACGTGATGACGTGGCACTCGACGGGGCGCTTCTGGCCGAAGCGCCAGCATCGCCGCACGGCTTGGTAGAACGACTCGAACGAGTGCGTAACGCCGACGAACGCCATGTTGGATGCGTGCTGCCAGTTCAGCCCGTAGCCCGCGATCGACGGCTTCGTGACGATCACGCGGGCGCGGCCCGATGCGAAGTCGGCGAGCCGCCGCTCTTTCTCTTCGATCTCCATGTCGCCGCGGACCTCTACGGCCCCGTGGATCGCCGCGGCGAGCGCCTCACTCTCGGCGTTCAGGTCGCACCAGACGACCCACGGATCGGGAGAGCCGTTCGCCAGCTTCGAGGCGAGGGCCACGCGGTCCCCGAGCGACGCGCGGCGGGCCTGTCGCTGCTCGAGCAGGGTCAGCGCGTTCAGCGCGAAGAGCAGCCCGGCATCGTCCGGCCCCGACTCGACGACGTGCTGTCGGATCGTCAGCGGCGGCAGGAGGAACGCGCCGTCGTCGTAGCCGAGATCGGACGGGCGGCGGAGCGTCGCGGCCCATGACGAGAGCCACTTCCAGAACGGAGTCTGCGCGTGGCCCTTGAGCCGCCACGAGGACGTGTCGCCGCCGTCGTGTACGAAGAACTCGGCGAGCATCTCGACGCGCGAGCAGATCCCGAGGAACTCAGCGTGGTTCCCCAGCTCGGAGTGGTCGTTCGGCGCGGGCGTC